GACAAGTCACGACGTGAGCGGTATCAAGAGGTCGGTCGGCGACTGGAAGCGTATATCGGCAAGGACGTGCCGGAGTGGCTGTCCGAGGTCGTAGGCTCGCAATCCTTACAAACATCTACTCGTGGCAAGACCGTAGAGGACAAACTGGCAGCCGCCCGTGACAAGGCGACGCCTGACAGCCTCAGCGATCTGCCAGCAGGCGTTGCCGCCGCGCAGCACGAGATGGAACGGCTCGAGGCCATGTCGGATTTCGATGTGGACGATCTTATCGCCAAGGCGATGGAGAAGGGGCCGGATGCACTCGAAGAACTCACTGCGAGGATGATGACGGCCGACAGGTAAATCCCAACAGGGTAAATCCCACAGGCAGATCCGCTGAGGTGCAATTTTCAACTTTGCACCACCTAAGAGGATCGTGCCATGCCGACAACTATTCCTGCGGGCCACCCACTGGCGATCAAATGGTATTCGCGAGCTTTGTTCGCGGAAGCCCAGAGAAAGCCGTCTTTCCGCAACAACATGATCGGACCCGCGCCGAAGCAGGCGTCCGCCGAAGAAAAGCTGCGGAACCAGACCAGCCCGGATTTCCCGTTCATCCGTATCAATGATCTGCGTAAGAGCGCGGGCGATACGGTCAGTGTCGATCTCGTGAATGTCGTGAACATCCGGCCGACGATGGGCGATAAGAAGCTCGCCGGCCGTATGGGCTCGCTGACCTTCGACTCGATGGACATGAAGATCCAGCAGGCCCGGTTCGGTGTCGACACTGGCGGTCGGATGACGCAGCAGCGAACGCTGCACCAGCTCCGTGGTCTTGCCAAGGCCAATCTGACCGGCATCAATGTCCGGTTCGAGGATCAGATCACCCAAGTCCACTTGTCAGGCGCCCGTGGCTACCAGAACACGAAGGACTGGGTTGTACCGCTGGCTTCAGACCCTGAGTTCGCCGAGATCGTCGTCAACACGGTCAGTGCCCCGACTTACTCGCGGCGCATAATTGCCGGCGGTGGTGACTCGATCAACGACATCGGCACCAGTGACTATCTGTCGCTTGCTGACTTCGATCGTATGCGAGCCATCATCGATACGATGGCGTTCCCGCCGCAGCCGATCATGCTGCCGGGCGATGCAGCCGCGAACGACGAGCCGCTGTATTGCTACTACGCGACGCCGTTGCAGTGGCACTACCTGCAGACAACGACTGGCAGCGGCGAGTGGCGCACGTTCATCCAGAACGCCTGGAATCGCGCCAAGTCGTTCACCGGGCCGAACGCCCATCCGCTGTTCTCTGGATCGCCTGGCATGTGGAACGGCATCCTCATCAAGAAGCTGGGACGCGCGGTCCGTTTTGAGGACGGCGATCTTTGCGACGAGTACGCGACAGCCTCCGCGACGACGACGACGGCAGTTGCAGCGCCTGAGCCGGTCGAACGCGGCGTTTTGCTGGGTGCTCAGGCGTTGGCGTGGGCCTACGGCAAGCACGGTGGCTCCGGTGCGCAGTACTCGTGGAACGAGGAACTCGAGGATCACAAGAACGTGCTCGAAGTTTCGACGGCGGCCATGAGCGGGTGCTCGAAGGTCACGTTTACTGGTTCGGATGGCGTTAGCTACGATCACGGCGTTTTTGCCGTCGATTCGTATGCGCCGGCCGTGACCTAACCAGAAATTACACAGGAGAAAATCTCATGGCGCTTGGAATTCAGCGAGTTGCCGACATCGAGCGGCAGATCATCATGGCGTCGGCTTACGGCAATGTGGCCGTCAAGTCGACGAGCATCATTTTGCCGGCGACCACGGCCGACGACGATACGATCGATTTCATGGAGCTGCCGGTCGGCGTGCGCATTATCGATTGCCTCGCTCGACTGACGCCGGCAGCGGCAGGTACGGTGACGTTTGCGCTTGGCATTGCTCAGAAACCGGGTCATCTTGATACGAAGGTAGATCCTGATGCACTGATTCTCGCGGCTGCGATCTCTACCTCTGCGACGATTCGGCGGCGCAATAACGTCGCAGTCGGACACGTGGGGCTGACGCTCGACGACACGTATCTGATCCAGGGTATTATCGAGGCCGCCGCGCTTGGTGCGACGCCGGTCACGGTCGAACTGGACGTGATCTACGAGTACTTGGGTACGACCTGATTGTTTTCTCGGTTCGGGTAGCGGTTCGGGTAGTTTCCCGTCGTGCCTTAATTGGCACGGCGGAGTTTTTTTGCCTATGATGGGCTAGATTGAAAGCATCACCGAAATCATCAAAAACGGGGAAAGCAATGGCAGGCAGATCAGTACTCTATCTCGGCAACGGAGAACAGTTCGATAACATCAACGGTATGGTGTCGCGCAAGTGGCGCGGTCCTGGCGATATCATCGACGGCATCTCGCCGATGCAGTCCGACAAGCTCTGTGCACATGCAGAGTTTGAGGACGTGACGGAGCTTGCCGAGAAAGATCCCGTAAAGCTTGCGGCTCGCGTCGCAAAGGCCAAAGCCGATGCGGACGAAAAGCGCCGAAAGTCTCGTCGCCCAGAGACCAAGGACGGCAGAATACTCGAGTACGCCAGCGACGAGGACATCGAGGCCGAGCTGAGCCGGCGCCGCAAGGCTCGCGCGATCCAGGAGAATCCTGCAGCGCAGCCAATCGCCGGTGGCGCCGGCCAGAAAAAGAAGAACAGCAAGAAAGGCAAGCCCGAAAAGCCGAAGGAAGACGCGAATCTGAAAGAAGCGATCGACGAAGCCATTGCATCGCTCGTCGGCAACGAGGATGCGTTCGAGAGTGGCGTACCAAAGCGTGAGTTCATAGAGGGCGCACTCGGATTCTCAATCACAGAGGACGAGTACGTGGATGCTCTTGGTGGCCAAGCCCTGACAGAGATCCCAGACAAGACCGGGTTCATGACTGAAGACGGAGACGATCGGCCGTAAGCTGATCTACACCTGACATGGGCACGATCCTCGCTGACGCCGTTCTGGACCGGGCCTCGACACTTCTGGTCGATGTCACCAAGCGGCGTTGGCCGGATGTAGCACTGATCCGCTGGCTGAACGATGGCCAGCTTGCCATTCTGGCGCTTCGTCCTGATGCGTATACGGCTATTAGGGCAGTTCAGTTGATTGCTGGCACCAGGCAGTTTTTGCCTGTCGGCGATTTCGAATTGTTGGACGTGCCGAGAAACATCGATCAGGACGTAGCCGGTGTCGCAGCATCGGGAACGCTAGCCGCCGGGGTGCCGATCAACACTGACACAGTGACGATTGGTCCGGCCGTCTATACATTCAGGACTGCCCTGACGAGTCCAGCAGTGACCTACGAGGTTTTGTTGGGCGGCAGCGCGACGGCAGCGCGCCTGAATCTCGTGGCAGCGATCAATGGCGCGTCCGGCGAAGGTACGGCGTACGGAACAGGGTCTAAGGCTCATCCGCTCGTCACTGCAGTGATCAATGGCACAGCCATCGATGTGACGGCCCGAGAGACCGGGATTGCCGGGAACACTATCGCGACGACTGCCGTACTGGATTCCGGTTCTTGGGGTGCTGCCGTGCTTCAGGGCGGCGTGGATGCCGCTTATTCGTCGTTGACGGCGCCTAGATATCTTGATCGCAAGCAGCTCGATCTATCGAGTCCAGCATGGCATCAGGCGACGGCTGCTGCTGAGATTGTCCACTGGATGTACGATCGGGCCGTCCCGAAAACTTGGTGGTGCTATCCGCCTCAGCCCGCCGTCAGTCCTGGTTTCGTCGAACTGGACGTATCAGCCGCGCCGCCGGCCATGACGATTGTCGGTGTCGACGGTGGGCTCCTGACTTCGACGCTAGGTCTCGACGACATCTATCTGAACCCGCTCTTGCAATTCACGGTCTACAGGGCTTATTCCGAAGATTCTGAATATGCTCAGAGTGGCAAGGCTGCGGCGTCATACAATGAGTTTTTGCAATCGCTTGGGCTCAAGACGGAAACGAATAAGCGATTTGTTCCCAAGAGAAACCAGCCGCCCAGGTACCAAGAGGCTCAGAAGTCAGATAGTCAGGGGGCCTTCGGACTGCCATGACAGCCTTTAGCGCTCTATATCCTGAGATCCTGAGCGAGGTTCCGCAAGCCGACGTGATTCTTCTCGATCGCTCAATTCGTCGCGCTGTCCGAAAGTTCTGCGAGCAAACGGAAGTCGTCCGTGCCTCTGGGATCATTGATGTCGTTGCCGGACAATCAGAATACACCCTCCCCGCAGTTGCCAGTCGTGAAATCGTGCGTATTGTCCGTCAGGGCGTATGGTGGGGAACAGGCGGAGAAGCCCAGGTTTTCGATGTCACGGTTGGCGAACTGCAAGCGCCAAGTACCAGAGGGTATGGTGGTATAGGAGGATCTATCTCACCATCGCCTCCCTTGCTGTCTTCTGGCGAAACAATTAGCGCGCTTATCTATAATTTAGCATTCGATTGGTTTCAAATAGAGTCGGATACCGATCTTCGGCTTAATTACTCTTCCATTACAGTAGAGAACACTCTCGGATCTGATGTGTTGTCGTTTGCCGATGCGACAGAAGAAACCCCTACATATGGTGCCTTCGCGTTGCGATTTGCAGATTTCCCTGGCGAGTGGGATGCAGATATTTACGCGGTGACATTCCCGGCTTTAGCCTTTTCTCGCGAGTACCGATTTGGGCATAAAAGCGAGGATCAGCAAGATCTGGATCATCAGTTCGATCAGGCGACGATTTCGGCGCCATGGCAGCTTGATACGTGCAGTTATCCAGATGCGTTTTGGCAGTCTTTTAAACCGTTTTATTACCAGCGGCTACAGCATCTTCTGAACATTTGGCCATTGCCGGATGCCTCGGCGACTGGAAAGATTCAGGCGACGTATGCACTATCGCCGAACATGACGGCTACGGAAATCGATGACTTTGTGTTCGACTGGTACGAGATTCTTGCGGCCGGCGCGCTGGCTGAACTGCTGGCTATCAAGCACAAGCCGTGGACCGATCTGAATGAATCGTCTGTGAAGCGCAGGGAATTCGATCAGGGTATTGTTCAGGTGCAGTCGGATCGCGTGTCCGGGTTCGGGGATTTGGATTACACGGTTGGGCATGTGAGAACGTGGACATGACGCTCTATGACTTTGCAACCCGATTCGTTGGGATGAAGGAAGTTGCCGGCGAGTCTGATAATG